CCAAGTAGCCCTTGTGATTGAATGATTCTTCTCGATCATCAATCGCACCGATCACCCACCACGGAACTTTTGTGGCGTTTGCGACTGGATCATACAAAGACTTGAATTGAACAATCTCTCCAGCTGCTTTATGAGCATCTACCAAAACTGACGGTGTGATCTGACACTTTTGCCAAAATCCTAAAATATCCATTCTTGAAAACATGATGCCCTCCTAGGCTGGTTTCGCTTCGATGATTTGTGTGATGCTTCCGATGAAAGGAATATTTCCTATCACAGCAGTCGCAAGGATGTAATCAATCGACCAGAATTTGTTTTTCAAATTCAAAGTGATGTTGCCGTTAGCATCGACCGTCTGTGAGCCAGTGTCAGATTTTACCTGAATAGCCACGTTGGCTGAAACTCCTGGCTTAACAGAAGTGACCTGAGCTGAAACTGGTCCGACAACAAATTTCAATCCCTTGACGATGCTTGCCGATAGAAACATTTTCGGATCTACCTTGGCTGAGGTTGGACCGCCCTTTAATTCATAGGGGATGAACATGATCACGGCATCAATGTCTTCCTGTGCACTGACGTCGCCCGTCACTTCATCTGCCGTATAGCTGGCTGTCGCGTCCTTGATGTACCCTTGAGGCACCAGAACAAACTTTTGTGAAAGCATTTTAATTCCCTCCTGGTTGTGTCGGTGGCGTTGGTTTAATTACGACCACCGGTATTGGATTCTCCATTTGCTTCTGGAGGTCGTCAAGGGCGCTATTTTGCTGATCAGCCGAATCCCGGTCTGCAACAGATTGAGCACCGTCCGTTTGATGTTGGGTCTCTGCGTTCTGCTCTGCGGTGTTGGCTTGATTTTGAGCAACAACCCTTGCATTCCACCAGCTGAGTGCGGCCGAGACCACTTGACCAAACCAACTTTGTGAAACCCATCCAATGATCGCAGTTAAGATTGCCACTTGCTCACCTCAATGAATCAAAACAGTGTGATGCCGGCGAATCGCACGACATGATAAGCGCACCCAAGCCCATAGCCAAAAATCCGAGAATCAAAATCGTAACTGCCGCTGCACACACGATCTCGAGCAAAAACTTTGCTGACATTAGTTGCCCCCTTGATACTTAGGTAAATCGTACGGAATCACCGTCAGCTTTGCTCGCCTAAACGGTTTTTGTTTCTCCATAAAAACAACAATGCATTCATCTTCTGGGACTTGATACTCGAAAAGCGTTTGCGCGGCGTCGATGAACTTGCCAACACATTGGCCCTTGATCCAGTAAGGATCGCTCTTGCCAGTTGGATCCGTTCGTTGTGGTGCCACTACAACAGGGCCAGAGAATTTAAAACGCTCGAGCAATCCAACTTGCGTGTGACAAATTGCTGTTCCAGAAGTCTGGCATGGAGTGCCGTTGCACATGGCGCCATTGCAAATATTTTGTCCAGGAAGAGTGTATCGATTTGATTTGAAATCCACGATCGCGCACGCGACCGGTGGTGAGCCAACGACTTTTGAAAAAGCGCAGAATCGTAAAATGCAATCGCCGGTATCTTCAATCGTCGGCGATTCATCGTAAGCCCAAGTGAAACTTTTGTTGTCGTCGCTCCAGTCGTACCATGGCACTTTGATCACACCGTTGAATTGAACGGATCGATGGCAACTCTGAACGGTAAAGTAGTCGACCGCGATCGGACTTAAAATCTCCATGTCGTGATGAATCGCTGTTGATCCAACACCGACACCTTGAAAGCCAGCGCCGTCAATTGTTCCGTTGAGCAAGAGTTGATACTTTGGCTGAGTCGCCGGCTGAGAAGATCCGCCGCTCGTCGCGCAGCCGAGCATGGACATCATACAAATAATTATCACGAGAAAAATCAGTCTGTGAAAATCGCGCTCTTCAAGATTTGTCGGTAATTTTTTTGTTCGCATTCTTCCCCCAAAACAACAAGGCTTCTGTCGTGATGAATCTCAAGACGACGTTACCTATTGTAAGCCAGGCTGATAAGGCCAGAATCGCATTCGGGTTGCTTTTGATCTTGTGTGGCAAGAATGGCCATACGACCCATGTCCACCAGTTGAAGTGTAGGGTCTTTGAAGAGAAGGGGCTTTTAGCCCCTTCGTCTTTCGATTCCATTACTTTACTGCTGCGGGAGCCACGGGTTGTGGTTCCAATGCTTGAGCAATCGCCCATGCAAGATACGCTTGGTTTTCAGGCTTCTTCACATCGTCACCGATGGCGCTGAAACCGGCCGCTGCCGCAGACAGACCTTCGACCGCAACCGAAATATCTTGAACGATTGTTCCACCACTTTTTACGCTCGTGATGACAGCAGCAAGTGCGCTGCCTAATCCAACTACTTCTGGAGCAGCTGCTGGAATTTGACTTGGTAACATTTTACCCTCCTGGGTTGTGTTTTATTTGTCGAGCTTCCCCTCGATACGAGAGAGTCGCTCGGTCACTGTTTTTTCAATACTAGACAATTTGTCCATGACACGATTGTCAAGTTCGTAGTGCTTTTTCTCAATCAAAACCATTCGAGCTTCGGTTTTTTTCTCTGCTTCAACGCGCGCCAGCTCCTCACGACGGATATCACGCTCGTTGGTTCCGGTCTTGGACTCAAGTCTTGAAAGCCATCCAATAAATGCGACCACGGCCAACCCTAGCGCTACTACTCCTGCGTCCACCTGTGGCATCCCTTCTATGATCATTTTCTATCCCTTCCACAGTTGAACTGATGCCTGCTTTTCGATCAAGGCCAGATTAATTGCTAACCTTCTTAATCGTGATGTAGCTAATTCCAGTAGTAATAGATCCCCCAACGAAAGTTTGGTTCGTGTCTGAAATAAGCCAAATACTATCTCCGGCATTCAGTTGAATGTCAGTAGCTCCCCTACCGGGACCATTTCCAATACGACTGGTGATGTATTTGGCGATGCTTCCGTTTTTGTAAATAAAAACACTGTAATTGCTATTGACCGATTCACTAACTAAAACATTTACTTCATAAAGCCCCGACATCGGAGCAGTGAAAGCCCAGCTCGCCCCAGTAACCGTACTGTTCGTGTAATCATATTCTTTCGTGTCGAAATTAATTCTTGTCGTGTTCGCAGTCACACTTTGATTCGTAGACATGTAATAACTCGCAGCAACTGTGGCTGTCGAAGATTGAGCGGATGATGGACCTTGGAGAAGGAAGATCGAGATAGAGTTAGACTGTGCAATCGTTCCGGCAGTAGTGGTACTCGGTGCGCCATTCGCGCTACCAGCGATGTAAATATTGTCTCCGGCATTAAGTGGTACGGTCGTGCCGCCCGCGCTACCAGACGCCCCTGAAGTCATCAAGACCCTATATTTTGCTGCGTTTTTATATAGTACAACGTCATTGGCGCCGCCAAAAGTTAAAGTGGTTTCAACATAGTAATTACCAGAAACTGGTGCCACGAACTTCCAAGAAGCCCCAGTGGTAATAGAACCAGTGGTATCTAAATCGACTGTGTCAAAATTATAAGGATTTGGAGTTGTAACGGTAGTACCTGAAGTAATATGTGCGCTTGCAGCGACGACTTGCCCAGCAGGACCGACTGAGCCACCGCCAATTTGGAATATCCCAACTGTCCAAGCTGTAACAGTTACACTTGTACTTCCTCGGAAAGAAATTAGGTCTCCGGCCTTTAGATTTGCCATTACAGAGGAGCCACTACCATCCGTGCTTGCAGTAGCAGATGAGAACTTCGCAGTTGAAATATAAACGGTGCCGTTTAGATATGGTTGAATCGTGACAGGCGCAGAGGCCGAATATCCTGCTGAAACAATATAAGTACCGGAGACCGGAACGGTGTATTGGGTTCCATTCCATCCGCCAGAGCTATCGTAATTTGTAGTAGCTAAAAGATTTGTAACGTTTGCCGTGATACCTTGAGAAGCGTTCGAACCATTCCATGCGATAACTGAACTTGGCAAAGAATTCGCCTGAGGGCCGACGGAGAAATCATCCAAATACATCGTAAGCGCGCCAGCCGATGCGTTTGGAGTGTAAAGAACAAATCGCAACTGCACGGTATTGGTTGCGGTCTGAAAAGTACCAGCGACCGTTCCGACACCAGAGTTCTGAATAAATTTAAAAGGATTGCTAACTGGCAACCAAGTCGAGTTCGTTACATCCCATGCGGCCACTGCGAACGATGACGATGAGGTCCCAGTCCAATTAACATTTACTGGATTTGTTGCTGAAAAATATTTCAACGAGTAAGTCAGAACGTTTGCCTGATCTTCTTTGTCGATCGTGAATGCGTTCGAAGCAATCATATTGCCAACGGTCGTTGCGGCACTCGACACATAGTCCAGCGAGTAACTGCCGGCAAGAGGACCTGATGAAATTGTCGTGATCGAAAGATTTCCGCTCGCGCCGGATCCAAACGTTGGACTGCCGGTCGGAAGACCGTTGGTCAGCGTTCCGATAGTTCCAAGAGACCAGCCGGTCGTGGAGTTGGTTTCAAAATCGGCGTTGTTCACACCCGCTGTCGAAGACGACAAATAGTTTTTTGCACCGCCGCCGGATCCGCTACCGACCGCCACCCATGCGGCGCCGTTGTACACGTTCAATTGATTTGTGTCGGTGTTGTAAATCTGCATTCCAACGATTGGAGTAGCAATCGCATTGCGTTGAGTGCCAGACATTTTAGGAGCTGGAATAGATCCTTTTGATGTCGAAGCAACGTTAAATATTGTACTGGTGTTTGGCAGAGAACTTGCGCCCAGGCTCAAAGCATTGTTCGTGATATCCCAAAAACAGTTGGAACTTGTCGGCTGAAGCAGCACTCCTCCACCAGAGGAATTTCCGAACAGACAAGCTCCGCTAGTCAGACCTGAAAGTTTTGTCGTGGCGTTGAGTGTGTTGGTTGTTGCGTTCGTTGCCGAAAGATCCAGAGGACCCATCTTGGCTTTGCCACCCGATGAAGGTACTCGCAAAACTTGGCCTGCTGAACCGGCTTCGATCGCCAGCGCCGGAATGCACGCACAAATTGTAAACGCGAATAAAATTAATTTTAGAAAATTCATAAATTTCTCCCTTATGCTACCCAGTACCAAAGTCCTTGAAATGCCACTATTGCTTCTTCTGTATATTGCTGGTCGACTGTTGAGTTCGCAACTCCTTCGACGGTCCCACCCCATGTAATCGAATTGACGGATGCGTCTAGACGTTTGACTCTAATCGTCATGCCGTCATCAGTTCCAGTAATTGGAGTCGGAATACTGACTGTTTGATTCCCAAGAGTGCAATCCATGAACAAATAAATCGATTGCCCTAGCGGGACTGATGTCGTGCCGGCCGCAGTAACCTTGATCATGTTTCCGTGAGGCAAACGATAATACAGAAACGTGATCCATTGGTAGACCAGATTCATCCACCAGTTGAAATATTGAAGCGGTGGCTTCTCCTGAATCCATCCTAGAATTTGTTTGGCGCCGCTCGGAGCAGTGAGATTCCCAGTGCCTGGAACAGTCGCCCAAATTGGATCTTGTGATGGTTTTACCGGTAGTCCACTCATAAAAAATTCCCCCTAAAAAATCGACGAAAGTGTTCCGCCCACTGATGGATTGTTTAAATCTGCAAACCCTTGTCCCGTTGGATCGGGATCTCCTAAAAAAGAAAAAGCCGGACCTGGAATCGATGCATAGAAGGCGACAGCAACACCAGCTGCCTTTGTCGCATTGATTGCATTCTTGATGCTCTGTGAATCAGTCACAGGAGTTGCGCCTGTCGCTGTGATTTGAAACGCAGCCGGATACCCGTCTGGAGTTTCAATGTACTCGACATAGCTTGCGTTCATCAAAAGCTTGTAGACCCTGATGACGTCTTCCGGAGTTCCCTGCGAAACGTTTTGCGCAATCTTTGCAAGCAACACTCCTTGATAAGGAGTGTCTGACAAACCGTTACGAGGCTGATTTAAAATGTTGCCCCACATATCGAGCTGCACACCGGTTGAACTAAAAATGTCCATCGATGTGCCAAGCGACCAAAGAGCATTCTCAAGATCCTGCACGTCACCTACGTAGGTGTCGAGAATACCCTGAATGCCTGGCAAGCCCTTGTACTGCGCAAGCAGCAGGGCTCGTGCTTCGGCGTCGTGTGTTGTGTCCTGGCTAGCACCCATTAGCTCACCGTCACTGTAATGTCAGTCGCCGGATTGACGACTAATGCAATTTGGTTAATTGAAATGGCAATATTCGCATTCGAATTGAGAGGGAATGCAGGATTTGTGTCCACCTTGAAAGCAGTGATTCCAAGGATTCCCGCGATGTTGTTCATTGCAGCGATTACGTGCGGAAACGTGATCACAGTCTGACCGATTCCCAAACCATTGACATAGGCTGCGATCGCGGCTTGAACTTGCGCGACTCCATTCGTTGGCCAAGACGTCGGATCATGAACGATGTTGAGCGTGACAAATATCGGAACTTGAATCGGTCTTGAAAAAGCGACAGTTTGCGATCTGCCCTGAGAGTCCACGGTCGTCCCGCTGATCGCCCCAAAAGGCTGGATCCCTGCCGGTTTTTTGAGCCATACAGTATTCCAAATATCTTGGTTCGCACCGCCCTGGACGTAAGCCAAAAATGATTTTGCCGGAAGACCGTTGCCGTCGGTTGACAAGGTTACGTTTTCAAAAACAGTGCAAGTCGTGACTCCGGTCAATGCCAAGATTGCCGCGCGAAGTGCCGGCACAGTTCCGGCGCCAGGCTGCGATTGAGCAACGGCCGCGCGAGTACGGTAAGCCGGATCTGATTCAGCAAGTCGTCCTGGTACCGCGTCGACGATATTCAGAACTGAGGTCAGTCCTGTCACTGGAGTCGTAATGCCAGTCAATGAGTACGCGGGAGCCGGAATTGCTCCCTGGACCGTGCATGTCGCATCGGTAACGCCCTGAGGAATTCCAGTAGTCGTTCTCGTGATGGTGGTCGTGATCGCAGTTGAAGAGATCAAAAGAGTATTTGTTACGACCGCGATCAATGGCTGAGGAATTGAACCGGCAGCGCCCGCGTATGTGATTGTAAAACCAGCGGTGAAATCGCCAGTCACCGTCACGCCGACGAGCTCTGTCAGAAGATTCAAAGCCGTTTGAAGTGCCGCAGCCGTGATGTTGAATGCGAGACTCGCAGTTACTTGGTTGTTGAATTGCAAAAACCATGAGCCAGAAGTCGGCACAGCCGAGAAGGTGATATGTTGAACTTCATTTGTGCCGGCGATCAATGTGACATCTGAATTGGTCGTAAAAATCGATTGCGAATTTCCTTGTGGGTAAACCTTAGTGTTGTGAGGAATTACCGCTCCGACGGTGCCAAAAAGCAACAGTCCTTGCTGTAAAGAGTTCACAAGTCCAAGTCTCTTCACTGCCACAAGAGCGTTGGCATTATCTAGATTCACGCCCTGAGCAAATTGAGAATTGCGTTGATTGTAAATGTCTTGGGCCAATTGCCAGATCGCGGCTTCTCGCGACATCATGTAACCGATAATGTTCGAGAAGTTGGATCCTGGCTGCAGATTGATTCCTGCTCCAAAGATTCCCTGAAAGCCCTGCTGCAATTCGGGCAAAATGTCGGCGCCGCGCTTGATCACGAATCCTGCTGGCGTAACTCCATAAATTGTTGCCATTTTCTATGCTCCTAATTGCGTGCTGACGTCCACTGGTCCATTGATAGTTTCTACAGTGAAGGTAACCGTCAATGTCCTTGCTGTAGTGTCATAAATCATGCTGAAGCTGGTCAATTCAAGAACGCCAGGCGAGCCGAGGATGGCATCTTTCAGGACCCCATCGACAAGTGCTGGGTTTGGATTCTTTACCAATATGTCTTGAAAGTATGGAACGCCAGCGTCGAGGTCTAGGAACCATTCGCCGCGAAACAACTTGAGCCTTTGGATCAAGTGCTGCTGGATGGCGTCGGCGTTTGAAACTAAAACCAAATCGCCGTTTGTCACTTTCAGATCCCAAGTTGTCGGATCGTTCATAAAATCGATCATAACTACCCCTTCAAACTGTCTATGAGACCCTTGGCAGTTCCCACCGCGGAAGCTGCCGAACCGTAGCTTGAGCCTCCAACCAATGGCAAAGGAACAGGGCCACCGCCGTCGTCGTCCAAAACCTTGTCTGATGACAATGTCGTAAACGCCGACTGAATCGCGCCGAGCGCCGACGAAATCGCGCTCAACAATTCTGCTCCGCCATTTGTTATTTTTATCTTACCAGAATCTTCTAAAATAATTTGAAGAGAACCAGACTCAAGTACAGTCTGACCGACCACTGAATCTGAAATTGGATTCGTGCTCGGATAGCCACCAGGAATTGCAATGGCGTCCGACAAATGAAACCGACGCGGGTCATCTGGATCAACTACACCACCCTGAGACTTCCAAATATCAATCGAGCGCTGACTGAAGATCAAAGTGACGCTGTCGCCAGGGAGAAGGTTCCATTTCATCTTGAAGGCACCGCCACGAGGGTAAACGACGGGTACCATGCTTATGATCGGCAATGCAGTCGGCACGGTATCGGTTTCGTAAAGCCGCTTCAGAGCTGGGCGAACTGAAACTGTGTTCGTCGCTGAGTTGTAGGATTCAACTACACCAGGCATGCAAACGTTGAGACTGAGAAGCGCTTCGCGAACTGCCGCGCGCATGACTTCTTCGAGAGGAGGAGTTGTGGATGCTTTGAAATCGTCGCTCATATCGGCATCGCCTCCACATCGCAGCAGAAATCTTTGCCAAAATTATCGCCGTTCAATATCACGCGGTTGCATCTGAAGTTCCCAGTCATGGTTTTGCTTTCGATGCGAACTGTACGGCCGGGACGGATCTTTGGCTGCATCATGCATCGAAATTCAATACCGAGATCTTTTTTTCTTGGGATGTCGAGAAGTCCAGTTGTCGGAGTCAAAAGAATCGAAAGATCCTTTGTCGGTTTACCTTTCGGCAAAACCTGAATCGTATCGTCTTGAATCGACCACTCGAGTCCTTGTTTGTCTGCCAAGTAATCCATGTGATCGCGGGACAGTCCTGAAAGCGTCAGGCCATTTAAGAATGTGCCGTTGCCAAGGAATGAAAGATCGCCAACTGCCTTGCCAAACGAGTTTGCAACTTGAGTGAAAGCGGTCTTGATCGCAGTTCCTGGACTGAAGCTGACGTCCATTTTTGTTTGCTGATATGCGCTGAGTCCGCCGCCGACTTCAAAGGTTGTGATGATGTCAGAGCCATTGAGCTCAGAGTGACAGCGAAAAATATCGCCCTTAAATATTTCAGGAAGGATCGGAGGAGGTGCGCCAGGATTGTTTGGATCCGATCCGTAGCCGGCGCGAAGAATAAAAACCAAACCTTTTTTCTCAGCGAGTCCGCGGCTCTTCGCAGAGAGATTGTAAACCATGATCTTGCCTTTATTCGGCGATGAGAATGAGTTCTTCTCAATCTTAAAAGTCACGCGCAAGCCATCGTATTGGAACGCAGTTTGTCCAGGAATCCCGAAGACGATTTGAATATTCCTGTTAAGGAGAACATCTGAGTTAGCCAACTGTCGTGCTCTCCCTATAAAAAAGTTGGAATCGATTTCCTAAATCATCACGACCAGGATCCGCGTTGCCACCCTGAGTATCCGACAAAAAGAAGTCCCCTGGCGGTCCACCATATCCGACGAATCGATTGCTCAGAAGAACACCCGCGACAAGAGCAATTCCCATGATCAAAGGATTCTCGACGGCATCCATGATGTCCATGTACCAAAGGTTTGATCGCGAATTGTAATTGAACGCCAACGTGTACACCGTTCCCTCAAGTGGAACTTGAAAGTCATACGATGGTTCGTCAGAGGATATCGGCATAGTTAAGTAGGCCATTAAAATCCCAAACCTTTCAGACCTTTGAATAAGACCGTTCCATTGCCACTCGTATCAGTGGCTCCGGTTTGAGAACCACGCTTGCTTGTTTTTGAAACCGTCCCCGCAGCACCACTCCAAATTTTTGTTATTTTTGTTTCCTTCGCAGTGACCAAAATAATTTGTCGCGCTGTGAATGAAAATTCAAGTTTGTGTCCAGTGTTCGGATCTTTCGGAAACGAGAGAGAAGTCATGACCATGGTCTGATATTTGCGGTATTTGTCGATGACTGTAAAAATCGTTTTGTTCAAAATGATTTTCTCAAGAGCCATCCGACAAGCGATCGCGGGATTTGTGTTCGCATCGCCAGAAGAAAAAAGTGATGCTCCCAATTGGCCGGCCGCTACCGCTCCAACTGAAGGGCCGAATCCTCCGAGAAGTCCACCCGCGAGCGATCCAGCTGACGTAACGAGGCCTGCAAGCTGAGACGAAAGATTGATTGGAGTCTCTGACATGATTCCCGTGACACTGATTCGAATCGGCTTCACTCGGATATGATCAGTGACATCGACTCCAGATTCTACCGGCAGCTCTGTTGGCTCCGATTCGTACTCTGGCATAATTTTCAGCGTCGCATCTACGAGCAACAAATCGGATTTGTCGTCCTGATCACGCAGAGTCGTTCTGAATGGTTGGTTGCCAGTGATCATCGAAAGCAGAGTACCTTGTGCCATTATCTACCGTCCGATCCTGCAAAGGAGCTCATAGTCGCTCGCATTACCCCATCAAGACCTTCGTTAACGCCATCGCGCGCGGCTCTTCCAACATCTGAAGGATTCGCACCTTCACCCATCTGAATCGTAACAGGAGCCGTGATGTGGTTGGTCTGCTGCTGAGACGAATTGCCACCACCGCTTTGATAAAACGGAGTCGTCTGAGGATTCACGCCGACATCATTTGAAAGAGTCGGACGCTTTCCCATTCCAAATGCGCCGGCTAGCGATGCATCTTGTGGAGAAAACAATTCGCCAAGTGTGTCAGTCAGGCTGTGCACGCCCGAGCCATTTGCCTTGCCAGTGATGTCATTCCATATCTCGCCAGCAGTCCGAAGGAGAAGAATCATCGCGCGAATCGGAGTCAGCACAGCCCAAATTGCTCCCTGCCATATCGCGCCGGCAGATTGAAACTTGTCTTCGAGCCATCCAAACATTTCTTTGAATTTGTCGACGATGATACCAGTCACAGAATCGCGACCTTGAAAGTAACCGATGATATCTTCGATGACTAAGCCGATAGCAACTACTGCCGCGCCGATCAGAATCGGAATCGCAAGCGCCGAAAGGTTTGCAAGTGTGATTGCTTCTGTGAGTGCCATTACACCCATCGCCATTTCGCCGATTGATGCTAGAACACTGGCGGCCGCAAAAAGTCCCATTGCAATCCCGGCTGCGATCGCTACTTTTTCGAATCCCCCAAACACATCGACCAGTCCTTTGAAAGTTGCAAAAAGAGATGTCGAAACGGTCCAAATAATTTTTAGGAATCTCGCTGTGCCTTCAAACAATTGATTTATTTTAAGAGCGATCAGCTGGCGATTCTGACTTACCCAGTTGCCGAATGCTACCGCAAGCTTTGTCAGTGACGGCAAAAGTGCTGCGCCAACAATATTTCGAACGCCGGCCATTGCAGATTCTGCGCGCTCGAGCGATTGATTGAACTCTTCAGATGCCTTTAAAGTCTCTTCATCAAGGACCACGCCCATGTCGTGCGCTTCTTGCCGAAGCTGACCAAGTCCCGCGGATCCTTTATTCAAAATTGGAATCAGTTTCGCGCCAGAGCGACCGAAGATTTCCATTGCGTACGCGGTCTTCTCCGCGCCGTCAGGCATTTTATGGAATCGATCTGCGAGTTGCATGAGCACTTGATCGCCGCCAACGAGCTTGCCGTTTGAATCAGTGATCGACATTCCAAGTTTGTGAAAGACATCGGCGACACCACCGTGACCAGTTTTTCGCGCCTCTTCCATTGATCGCGAAAGTCGAACGAATCCCATCGACATTTCTTCGGATGAAAGATGGACGAGCTTCCCGGCGTACGCGAGCTCTTGATAAGCCTCCGCCGAAATACCGATCTGTTGAGAAGTGAGTAGGGCTTTTTCGCCAGCATCCGCGGTCAACTTTGCAAAGCCAAACATAGTTGCGGCGGCAGCGATTGCGGCTTCACCGATATGCAGAACTTTTTCCTGCACTTCATCGAATTTATGATTGAGTTCTTCGAGGGGTTCGAAGTTGATGTCGAAACCCCACTTACTTATAAATTCTTCGACATTCACGTTCTGCTCCTCTTCGCCTCATCCATCCTCGCCTTCTCAACGGCTGTCTGATGGTCGAGAGCCTCGTTCAAATCGAGGAGGTCATGAAGCGTGTACGTTTTCTCGAACTCCGACAGCGTTGCAACTTGCGCCAGTATCGGACGGTAAATTAACCATTCGATGTCTGGGGACTCGATGTCTGGGCTGTCGCCATTTCCTTGAGTCCTGCGGTTATGGCAACGGAGAAAAAATCTTGATACTGGTACCGGACAACCTCAGTCAGCAACTTGAACATGTCTCCAAGTCGGCCCTGAAAATGCGCATCCCAAGTTCCCTCTTCGCCAGCGTCGTATGCTCCGAGAACCTGCCCATTGAAAACGGTTGTCGAAAGTAAATTCGAAACCAATTTCTCGACAACGTCTTCGTCCATTCGACTTGCAAGCGCTTCGATGAAGAAGGGCAGCATTTCGCCGACCTCCTTCTTTTTTCCTTTGGAGAAAAGGGTGGCCATCGGCACACCCACTGCGCGAATTAATTGAGCCCCAATTCGTGTGCCCCTCTTGGCTAGAAACTGATTGATGGAATATTTCTTTCCACCGACCACGCAATCCTTGAAGTGCTCCATTAGTTACCGCCGAAAGTCATTGTCAGCTTGTCAGTCCTCAGAACCCATTCGCGTGTTCCAACTTTATTTCCATGTGTCGCTGGAGGAGCTTTTTGAACCCACATAGATTCAGCGGCCGCGAGCTCGCGACCAAGACGATCTTTCAACAAGAATGGCGCGGTGCCAGAATTGCTGTTGCGATCTGCCTGAAGGAATCCGTTGAGCACATCGTTGTATGCGCTTGTGGATTGAAACTTCAACTTGATCGTCGCCGAAAGCTTATTCGACTTTGATCGAGTCGATTCGCCATCCGCGCCGACTGTCAGATCCCAATCGTCACTGTCGTATTCAATCGAAATTGCATCGTCTGCGTCCTGGTAGCCAAAACCTTTTTGGCCGCCGAAAATCATGTCTACCGATTTGAAATCATAATTCTTTTGCATCGCATCCCCCTATTAAGTGCTCAAGAAGCCGTTGATTACAACGGAGTGAATCGCTCCAGCCAACGTTCCGCCGAATTGGAAGGCGTTCGCATTTCGCGCGGACCTGTCAGCCAAAACCTCACTCGCAACTGTCGGAACCACAACAAAGCTTGATCCTTTTGCCAATCCGCCAACGCGTTCTGCCTGTTGGTTGACCGCGCGGATATCGGCTTCGATTTGTGAGAAGCCTTCGTCCGTGTAAGGGACCTTCGGCAAGTTCGCCAATCGAGTGAACACTTGACCTTGCATCGTGATCGAATACCAGTCTACGAATCGAGTCACGTCGATGAAGCTCGTTGCTCCACCACAGACTTCACCACCCGAAGTGATCGGCACGCCGGCAACGGTGTAGTAGTAGTTTGCATTCTTGAATTGCAAAGTCGTGAACTGAGTCGAAGTCAAAGCGTCATCGGGCACGTTGCCGATCAAACCTTTAAACTTCCAAGTCTCAGAGCCGGCATTCAATGGAAGAACTCCACCCATCCACGCCATCTCTGGGTAGTTGGCTTGATCGCCCGAGTAGAGAAATGCGGTTCGCAAATACGCTTTCGATTTCAAAACACTTGCCACATCAGTGGTTGTGCCTGCTGTGATGACAGCAGAATCACTCGAGCAACCGATGAACATTTTGAACATCGACTCGATCAACGAAGCAGCGTTTTGAATCTCGGCTTGAAGTCGCGACGCCAATCCCAACATGTACCAATCGAAGCCAGCTGTTCGCGCTGCTTGATCGGCTGCCAAAATATCTTCTTGGACACCGTTGCTTGGAGTGCTCAAAACAGTCGCCAAGTTAAGATCCGCAGGTGCAAATGTAAACGGAGTGCCGGCAACATTCGCTGTGATGATCAGAGTCGTAGAGCCAGAAGTCGTGACAGTTGTGTCAGTGATCGCAGCTTTGAGACCAGTCACGATTGTCGCAGCCGTTGCAGATCCACTCGAAGTGAATGTGTATGCAATGCCGTTGATGGTCACGGTGTAGGCCTGGGTATTCAAAACGTTTGGAGTCATCGTCACGATTTGTGCGACTGCCGCAGTTCGTTTGCCGATCAAAAGTTTTTGAGGTTTGTTGACCTGACTAAAGTACGCAAGACCTGCTTTGTACTCCTGCTGCGAAGTAGTAAAAAGCGCCGCAACGTCAGTCATGTTTTTGCAAACAGAAAGAGTTGTTGCGTTTGGTCCAAGAAACAGCGCGGTGCCGAAACCCGGAAGCGACACGGTCCTCGTTTGCCGTGTGATATTCACATTCACAATATCAGAGAGACCTGCCATATATCCTCCTATGGGGAAACAATAACGATAGCGCCTTTAGTCTTGCTATCGTCCAATTCATTCGTCAAACCTACAGATGCTACTGTACCGATTGCAGCTTGCGTTGCCAATGATTTCACACGAAACGTGAAATCGCACTGGGCTCGAGTCTGGAATCCGGCGTTCTCAAGCGACGACAAATTCCTAATCTCTCCACAGTCCACAAACACTATATTGTTCATCGTCAAAGAATCCTTCAGCGTGAGGTCCCCGCGGGACAAAATAAGCTGATTCATTTGTGAGAAGGCATTCAGTCCATAATAGTCAATGGAGACTTGAATTTCGCGCCATCCGCTGACCGTCCAAAGATTGTTCGAATCAAAGCCAGCATCGTCGTCACTCGGTCCATTTGGGCCGCTCACTAGACTAACCGCAGCATAAGGACGAGCGGGTCTCTGCGCGCTTTGATACGCACGGATGACGGTCGTCGATTCGTTTAAATTGAATTGTAGTTTTGCCCACGACACTACTGCGGACAAAAACGCATCGACATCGACTGCGTAAGCCATCAAACCCCCGCCGTACCGATCACCACAGCCACAGAGCGAAAATGCGGAATTATTGTTTTACTATAGTCCCGGCTCTTTAAAACCTTGTAGCTTTTTCCGTTGTACTGGACTACGTCAGCCGGCTCGAGTCCGGCCTCTTCGCTTGAAACCAGTTGTTGGTCCGAATAGATTTTAATGTATTCTTTTTCCCACTCACCTTGCGGCATCATTTGGACTTCGCGATCGCCAAGTGGCTGGACCGAAGCCCTTATCGGGATTGTCGTCGTCGTCGGAGTCTGGTACTTGCCGGTGTTTGGATCATAAGCGCCGGCCGCATTTTGTCGAATGATTGAAATTGGAATCGCGAAAATCATCAGCCCCCCTTGATCTCTGGCAATTCGACTGTCTGATTTTTCAGGTCGTGAGTGCAATCACCGAGAAATTGAATCCTACCGTCCGTAACGAATGAATGGCAAACACATGGGCGCGGCGGTATCTTTTCTCCAGCCATAACCCTCGCGTACTCGTCGTCGCTGAACTCCTCCACGCCCTGAGCCAAGATGCTCGGCTTGAACGTTGGACTGTTGTCATTGCCGTTATATTGCCACGCGCGCGCGCCAGTGACCGGCAGCATGTGGATGTCCTTACAGCCAGGACAACCAAACCAACGATATTCTTCACCATGGGCATCGGTTCGTTTTTCAACCTTCATTCTTTGTTCCCATGCTCTTCCACCTTGTAGGTGATTGAATTGATCAGCTGACCAGTGTCGATCAACGGCGTTGAAGAACCTTTTTGCTTGATCGTCGATTCTGCATTGGGTGGCGGAATCCCGGCCGTGATTTTGGCCTTGATCTCAGACACAAATTTTTCGCCGATGATCGCGAGCGCTTCTTCAACAGAGAGCTTTCTAAAAATCACTTTCGAGTAAAGATCCTTGGTCAATGACAACATCGCGGATCTTTTTTCTCGGAATGTGGACCGAAGAAAAGAACGAGCCGGTATGTGACCGTCCTCAGTTCCAAATTCATGAATTGCTGCGAGAGTTGCGTTGTTGATCTGGCCGCGCGGTTCCTCGGCCTTATTACCAATGACTCCGACTGCAACGTAGGGTTGTGTTTTGTTTTTCAAATCTTCAACGACCTTTCGAATGGCATCGGCTCCCCGATCCTTTCGAGTGGTCTTGAAACTCATACGATCAACGGAGTCGTGACGATCGACCGCCTCAACATTAAGTAGAGTCTCCCGTAGTTCGTCGCTTCCAATTCTCCATCAGCCGTTGGAGCTTGAGGTCCATATGACTGTTGGACGTCTCCGACTTTGTTCTCTGTGATCGCTCCTCCAGCGCCGCTTGCAGTTTGTCCGCGATTGGCGAGCGTGAAGAGGTGGCAGGTGAGGAGGATGGCTGCGTAGGTTGCTTTGGATCCCCAGGCACACTCGTTGATGCTTGAGATTGCGATTGCTGAGAAGATATCAAATCTTGTCGAGACTTCCGCCGCGAGCTCCGGTGCCACATTGGTGACGTCCGTCTGTGTGAAGACGATTGACATTTTCCTCTCCCTTTTCCCATTAGTTTACAGTAAACGATCAACAACAAACCATGAACTGGACCTAGACTACATCGACTCGATATCCCAAGGCCATTTGTCTTGTCTGAAAGCCTGAGCGGCCGCCCAACAAGTGTACATTGGAATCCAAAGTACAGCGAATACGATGGCCTTGATCACTCGTCGAGGAATCGTCGAATTGTACGCGATCTGTCGGCGACGCGATTGCTCGGCATCGTACTTGGCTTTCACCTTGTCTTTTGCCTGACCCATTAGAAGTAACCCTCGTCGTCTGAGTCGTCGAGCTGCGAATGAGGTTCTGGTTTTGGTTCTACTTGTTCGACCGATTTCGGAGCGTCTTTAAATCGAGCCTTGTATCCCTTGATTTCATCGCAGTACCCACGGCACAACAGAGAAATTTGAGACTGCGTAATCTGTTCGATCTCGCCAGCTTTCGTCTGAGAAGGGTACTCATGCTCACTGCCATCGGGTCGCGTGACGACGACTACTTGTGGTTTTCTTGAATTCTTCATAAAAGCGTGACCTCTTTCAGCATCTTCAGTGCTGTGTTTTGTTGAAGTCCAAGCTGGACCAACATTGGAATTTGAAAAGGATGAAAGAAAACTGACTTTGCGATCGCCACTTTGTCGGGACTTCCGTCGCGATTCAGTGGCAACAATGCAGCCGGCGGCACTTGTTGATCAACCGTATCGAGAACCGCGCGCGCGACTTGAAATGGAATATTTCTCGACTCTGCGTATTCTTTTGCGATGTGGGTTTCGGTATCAACTCCAAACGCTCCGGATCTTCGGCCAAGAAGAAGTTTCGCAGACGGATCCGCGACGATCTTATCTTGTCCTATCACCGCATCGCCACTCAAGAGTTGACCAACTGCCAACCCTTCATGAAGCCCACCGCAAACGCCAAACGAAACGACTGATGTATAAATATTGGTCGACAGCCGAGACAATTGAGCTCTCAAACGTCTTGAGTTGCCGGCGCCTATCACAACCGAATCGCCAGGAAATTTTGCCATAGCGATATCGGCTTCTGCTTTCATTCCACAAATTATCAGTCTCATTTTTTACTCCGCGTCGTCTGTGTCGTCAGGAGGCAACTCGTCTGTATCCTGCTTTTTAACGATTGGTTCGCCCTCATCGTCTTCTTTGGTTCGCTCGCGATACACCGGAGGCGCATTGAGAGCTTTGATCTGCTCCTCGAGAGCTTTGACCACTGGCTTGCGAGTTTCTTTTTGAGCCCATGTTTTCAACAGCTCTGCGTCGATTGTTTTCTTTACAAGATCGATCGCGTCTCTGTTGCTAACAGATTGTAAATAGACTTCTGGCTTTGTCTTCTCGCTCGGCAATTTGAATTCAATGACTCCTTCATCGATCAATGATTTTACGATTGGATGAGACGAAGTTGCCTTCCATAGATCGAAGTCGACAACGTTTGCACCGGCAAGCAGTTTCAATAGCTCACCCTTTGGACCTTGAATTCCCATGACGCTGGGCCTGTTATAAATCACGACGATTTTCATCACGCACTCCTTGGTTAGATGTAGGACTACTGAATCAGACTAAAGGATTTCAGGCAATAAAAAACCCGGGTCTTTCAACCCGGGTTTTCAAGCACATCCGATTTTACAGGAGATCAGATACCGTCAGCGTACGCGATTGACAGCGGGTAGTAAACTACAACGCCACCGATTCGCGAGTGACACGGAACGATATACTCAAGACCCTTCGGTTGTTCTTCGAGCTGCTCGAAATCTTGTGGGATCTCGAGAGTCAAAGCCTCAGGATCTTTACGGTACACCATCAAGCGATCACTGCCTGCGGAGCCAGCTGCCTTGAGCTGGTCGACTGCAACGATCTCTTTGATGTACGGCGATTGCTCAAGGAACAACTCACCGATCGTCTTCCCGTCACCAGTGGTGCTCCAGGGAGTCGAAAAGATGTAGTTCCGTTGAATGATCGGCATGATCATCGTGTCTGGAATCTCAACCTCGATCGTATTCGCTACAACGAAGTTCGCAACAGCGTGCAAATCCCGGAGGATCTGAGCCGGTGTCTTCGATGCAAACGTAGTGGCCGAAGCCGTTCCGTCAGCAGGAATAGTCGTAGTCGAAATATTCGGGTTGCTGATGAATCCGATGAGACCGCTGTCAGCGTCGCCACCGAATGCAATCTGGTTCTCTTTCGAGAGGATCGCACGCTTGGCTGCGTTCGCTTTACGCTGAGTCAAAGGAATGCCTTTCATTTTCGCCGCGCGAATCTCTTGGAGGCTGTAGCCGTAGCTTGAGCCGAGAGACTTCACGAGAGAAACGTTCAAGATTCCTTTGATGTCTGCGCGAGGCAGTTCATCCGAGTACGAAGAAATCACTTTCGCGATTCCAACGTGATCGTAGGATTCGTACGCGATCGTCTCAGCGCCTGGGCCGGCTTCGTTTGAAACCGGGAACAGTTGACGAGCTTTAAGATTCGCATACTTGATGTCGTATGTTTTCGATTTTACAAACTGAAGCTCACGAGCGAAGAAAACTGATTCACCATCGTCGAGCATTAAATGTCTTTTCACTTCACCCTCCTTAGTAGAGTACTTCGAGTTGTGCAAAACCGTCGTTACTCGCACTCGAGTTCAACCATTTCGCGTTTGGTAACAATTCCGCCGACTGAACATTGGGTTGCGTTGCCACAGCCGCCAAGTTAGCGCTCACGTTCACACTGAAACCCGCTCCAGCTACAGCCGAAGTCAAGACCAGGGTGCTAGATCCGCTAAGAGTGATTCCTGGAACAGTACCGAGAGCAAGCTTGAGGCCCGTCACGATTGCTGCCGCAGTTGTCGAAGCTCCGGATTCGTATGCCACCGATGCGACTTCGTTTCCGAAACGATCAAGGATCGAAACCATGAAGCCGTCGTTCACGTTGGCCGTCGGAGTCAGAGTCGTGATCTGTGCAGTTCCGTCTGGATCTTTGCGGAAAGAACCCTTTTGGATCTTGGTCACGTCAGCGATGCCGTTGGCGAAGCGAACATAAACAGGATCATTCGGAGTAACCACTTGCTCAGGTTGAACCCAGATAGTGCCTTGGCGAAGAACGTTCACAGCTTGATTCACGTTGTAGTGAGGCGCGAGACCGTCACCGACGTTTGATTCATAGTTGTGAGCATGTGCAACAACGCCCAAGATTTTATTCAAGGTGCTGATGTCGCTCGCTGCAACTGGATGTTTTGCTTCACCGTCTGCTGCGTCACGGACTGCCAAGCAGCCAATGTACAAAGCAACGTTCGGATTCAAATAACCCGCCATTCGTTTCAGACCAATGTCTGCCAACATACCGGCGAAAGCTTTTTTAGGATAAAAACTGTATGAACTTTGTCCTGCCATGATAAACCCCCTTTATACCTTTCTTTTCCAAGCGATTTGATCGGCTTCCCACGATTTTTTCCGAGCATCTTCAGGACTTGGAACTTCCGAACCGTCCCCGCGATGAACAGGATTCAAAACCGTTTTCAACTTCTCAACGTTGGCGTCGTCAATTTCGATCAACTCAACCGCGTGATCGTAGCGGGCTTGGATGTACGTTTCGCCCTTGCCATCCAATTTCGTGGACGGGAATTTTGCGATAACGACTTCCTTCATGATTTCAATGTTGGATTTGCCATCCAATTTGACATCTTTCAAAACCAAAGCAGCAGTTTTTTCGAGGCTCACGCGCTCGGCAACAGCCTTCTGGAATAAACCGCTTCCATCTTTGCCGTCCATGCGGACCTTGAGTTCTTTCAACTCAGCTTCGAGACCGTCAGCTCGCGCTTCAGCTTCGTCGGCTTTTTTAGAAGCATTTTTCAGCTTCGCATTCATTTCTTCAGGATCTTTTGCGCCTTGGTCTTTTGGAACCATGACTGCCATTTTGTCGTTCATCTCCTTCAATTTCGAATCCATCGCCGCCATCTGATTTTTGATAGCGTCGCACAACTCGGAAGATGCATCGAACTCCTTGTCACCGATTTTAATTTTACCCATTATTTTCTCCTCTGAAACAGGTTCGTAACCGCCTTCAATATCTACGTCGTCCGAGTCTAGAATCAGTCGAACATTCTCGCCAGCGCGCCCTTTTTTTACGAGGGACACATGGTTGTATTCGATATTCGTTTGCCGGACGTCGTAGGGCTCGCCGTTGTAGATCCCAGTTTCCTTTTTCAACTCAGCCGTGTAGCCACAACTGAGTTCAACTTTTCCACTGTTCACATCGGCGATAGCGTCATCATCAACTATCGTTACCATCGATTTCAAGTATATTTCTTCTGGCTCGACTTCATCTCCAACCCAACCGATCATCGTGCCCTTTGTATTCGTGGCGTTGAGCAACTGTTTTGGATGCTCGTTTGTCAGGGGTTGAGAAGCCAGACCTTGGTAGGATTCTTTCTTGAAAACATCGTCGGGATGACGAAGCTCGCGAATGACATTCCCGTCTGTAGTCTTATACTTGAGAACGCCAGTCCGCGTGAGATAAGCAGGCGCGCGAAGATACCCTTGCGAGGTTCTCTCGGCCTTGTCCATCTTGATCACGTGTTTGAATGTACGCTTCATGGCTTCAGATTCTGACCGACTTGGATGCTACGTGACAATAAAAATTATTCTTCCTGGTCTTCTGACTCGTCGTTCTCGTCGTCATCTACCAGGTCGTCGAGTATCGGTTCCGCGTAGCACCGGCACTGAATATCGTCGCCGGGGTGGCCTGTATCAGCAGGCGGATCATCCCAATCGAAAATCTCACCCTCTTTTGTCGAGTGATCGTCGCGGACTCGCTCATCAAGCATCGTGCGCCACGTGTAACGCTCCACACCAAGTTTTTCTTGTCGAAGCTGAGTCAGATTCCCATTGAGTTTGCTGACTTGATCTCTTGCGATCAGGCGCGCGCGCGCGCGCGGAGGACCAGTTTCAGGATCGATGTAGTCTTCAATGTCGGATGAAATGTCTTCCCACCGACGACCGGTTCGAAAGCCTTCGAATGCCATCGCTTGTATCTTATTTGTCGCAGCTTCAGTGACGTTCGTGATCAGCGTCGCGTTCGACGCCGCAAACATTTGAAGAGTGTCATTGAGATACGGTTCATCCATGAGCAGATCGAGACCGAGCACTTCTTTAAATTGCTTCTTTAGAATCTTCTCGTTGAACTCGCTGACCGAATATCCGAATTTGAAGGCCAGTTCACGCAAGTCGTCTTCAGTAAACTCTCTTTGCAGAGCGATTGGAATTCCATCAAACGCTCCGAGTACGTCATCGGCGGAATCTCTATGCAAGTAAACTGAGCTTGCCAGTCCCGCGAGTCGGTGCATGACGTGAGTGTCGACGACTCGCTTGTAGGCTTGCAGATATGGAACGATGGCTCTTTCGTATTCACGTTCAATTCCTTTCGGCGCGATCGAACGCGGAAATCGCGGGAGTTTTTTCCCACGCTTCTGTAACATCGCAAATTTGATCAATCGCTGATTCAGTTTCATTTTTGTTCAGCTGCATCCGCCATGAGTGCGACTTCACATTGATGTTTCAATGCTGCCCTTGCTTCTTTAAGGAGCCTCTCGCCATCTTCTTCGGACGTTTCAACGATGATGTAACCCATCAATGCGAACGCGTGTGCATGGAAGTCGCTCTCCATTTTCATAGGAAAAAGCATGTAGTGAAAGCCGCCGCCTGGAATGTGACCTGGCTCTTTTCTGACTGCTAGTTTCATTTTTTACCCTTCTTCTTTTGAACTTCGCCACCCGGACGAGTTGTCTCTTGCTCTGCTGGATCTTCAGTTCCTTCTTTGGAAGTGTCGACAGGACTTTTTGGATCCTTAGGATTTTTACCAGTGGGGGGCTCTGGAGGATCCGGTCGCTCAAGCGCTCCCGATGGCTCGCGCATGTCCATATCGATGGTTGTATCAATCGAGTACTTGCCAGAGCCGAAACGAGACTTGGCAACTTCCGTAGGATCCAACACCTGATTTTGAATATAGATCTGATCGGCCTGTGCAGTTTGGTAGCGTACCGATGCCTGTTCTTTTTCATCCATTTGCCAAAGCGGATTGAATTCTATATCGACAGTTGATGGATCAACGTTTTTCATTTCGGTTTTAACAATGTGTCGAATGACTTCGATCATTCTCGGCTTCAAATAGGTTTGTTGTTGCGCCTTCACGTAGTCATACCAGTTGACCTCTTCATGACCTCCTTCACCGCCCAATCCCTTTGGCGAAGTGCCGAACAATTTGGTCTTTGGCATGTTGGTTTCAGTGACGAGACGACCTTCAACCTTGTCCATGAGATCCGCGAGACCAGTCACCTGGCGAGTCGCGTGTGTGAATTCTTCTTTCTCAGCATCCAAAATAATGGTGCGAGCAATCGACTTTGCCATGTTCGCGATCTCGAGACGCTTGATCACCGTTTGATCGCTGTTGGATGCAACTAGCTGATGAAGGCCGGTGATCTTCATGACAGGGATTGAGAAGTCTTCGATCGAAGCCGCGATCGCGTCGTGCGCAGTCGAATAGTTTCGAATCGCATTTTTCAAACGGTTGAGTTCAGAATCACCCCAATAGTTGTTAAGTTTTCTCAACTGGCGCGGCAAATAAGTCCCTGGGAATCGAACGATGCGAGTCCAGTGAATGGGCTGCGAGTAGGTTTTCTGTCCCTCAGAGATCTGAAGTTGATACGCTTCGGGTTCGCCAAAGCGCGAGTTCGTCACATCGCCGATGATATTCGTCGCCCAGATCCAAAGATCCCAACGAGTCATGACGTTGAGCGCGAGAAGTTTTCGATCCGGCATTCTTGTTTCCATGCCGCCGTCTTCACAGACTTTAAAGATACCGCCGCCGCCGTGCATGCGGTCGTTCTTCCATGCTTCATTGAATCGCTCGTCGAATCTGAGCTCCTGGAGTCTCGCGAGAAGAAATTTCAACTGCTTTGGATCAAGGCCAGTGATCTTGTAACCCTTTTCCATGGCTTCATCTGGAATAGTGTCGATGATTTTCTTCGCGATGCCGTCAGCTGCGTAAATCTCTTCCTGCTCCTCACGCATCATTGGAGACCAGCGGATGTGAGCCGACATTCGTCGATCGCGGCCCTTGATGCCAAGGCCAGTGAGGATGTTTGCCCACCCGTCCATCATTATCGCTTTTTTAACTCGTTCCACTAATCCAGTTTCAGCCATTCGATCCCCCTACATATTGATCATGTCAGACAACCAATCGGTGCTAATGCCGATCATGTCGATAAGAGCCTGAGTTGTTGCATCCACCGTATCATCGTGCTTCGCGTTCGGGAATTTCACAATTTCGTGCACGTTGTTCTGGACCCAAGGCGCGATCGACGGATGCGGAAACAGAATGTCACCGGCACGGAAGAACGTCGAGACCGATTCGAGTCGAGCCGACTTTGAATTGCTTCCAGGGTTGTACCCGACCACACCGCTGATCTTCTCATGTTGCAGTTGGTCAATGATCGCGTCGCCATTTGCTTTTGTCTCGATCACCTTGCGAAGTGCCATCGGCCATTTCAATATCAATTTTTTGGTCTCGTCGACGGTTCGAACAAATCCCGCGCGCTCGCGCCATTGGTCGAGCAAATAATAGAATCGACCGGCTTTGCCCCATATCTGGACGACGACGAAGTCATTGGTGTTGCCCTTTTTGAAGTTGGCATCGGTCGACATGATCAACTTTTCAAACTTGGCTTGCAGCTCGGTGTAGTACTGGATCCAAGAATTCTTGATGATCCCACCCTCGAGCGCAGTCGGATTTTGCTGAAAGAGTGATTCAAACCACCGCGGGCCCAGCGTGTTGCGCAGCATTTCTAGCCGCTCGATCGGATACTTCTCGGGCCAGAGCGCATCGCCGATTTCTCGAGGATCCTCTGGATTGCTGTCATCTTCCTTGATCGCAGGGAGACGAAGCTCTGTCCACTGGAGAGCGTTTGGATCTGATTCGGCCTGCTCAAGAAGTCGGCCGGCCAAGTCATCCTCGTGCCATCGCGTCATGATCAATAGGGCCTTCGAATCCTTTTCCAAACGAGTGAGCGCCGTGGACAACCACCAGTTCCAAACCTCTTCGCGGTACACCTCAGATTCGGCCTGCTTTTGGTTCTTGATCGGGTCGTCAATGAGCAGATAGTCGGCACCGGTGCCCGTGATACCGCCGCCGATACCGGCCGAGCGATATGTTCCAAGATGATTCACGATTTCAAACTCAGACGAATTTCTTAAGTACCGGCCCTTGGCCATGTTGCCGCGATCGCCGTTGAGCTTCGTGCTCGGGAACAACAGACGGTAGGCTTCCGAGTCGATGATTTTTTGGACCGCTCGGTTGTTCTTTGACGCCAGCGTATCGCCGTACGAGGTGCTGATAATTCTGGCATTTGGATTCCTGCCGTGGATGAATGCCGGCGTCCGAAGACTGGCGAGCTCTGTTTTGCCATGGCGAGGAGGCTCCGAAATGATCAGGTTCTGGATATCCCCCTTGATCCATTTCATCAGGTACTTTGCCGTCAACGCGTGGTGCCAACTGACCTGGAAGTCTGGTTTTGTGAACGTGGTGAAACCGATCAGCGACTGACTCGCCCATTTGATGGTCTCCGAGATCCCCTGGCCTTTGGCTTTTACGATCGTGGAGTATTCAACACTAAATGTAGGGGTGCTCATTGAAACCTCGGGTATTTTGCCGGTGTTTTTGCACACAAAAGAAGCAAAATAGGTCTCAGAATGCCTAACAACACTAGATGTAGGGGTCTAGGATTCTGGGTATTCATCGCGCAACTTCAAGTTTTCAAGGATATCGGACACTTCTTTGAGGGCATCGTTCTTCTGTTCTTCGGTCACTTGCTTGTCGGCGCCGCTCGTCGTGTGAGTCACGTCGATCTCACTCATCTCCGATTCTGCCGTCATATGAATGCGATCGAAACGCCCCCACCTTTTTGGAGACCGGCGCTCAAGCTTCCAAGCTGCAGCCAACCAGTTCGGTCGAATCTCAGCGCGTAGGAGGATCGGCTTGCCCTCTGAATCCATGACCAGGTTACCGTCCTTGTCGCGCTCGTAAATCGCAGGGCGACCGTTTGCGTGGCTATCAACCGTCGACAGGTCTCTTGCCTCAGCCTCTGCTATAGCTTTATGCAATGCGTCCGCGAAAGCGGCATATAACGAGTCTGGATTCTCTCGTCCCTTTGCCACCCATTCAGTGATCCTTTGGCGGTGAACTCCAAACATTGAGCACGCGACGGACGGATACATTCCCTGTCTAACAAGGTTCGTGATGTTTTTAATGAGATCCGGATTGAGTTCGAGCGCGGACTTGCGACCGGTGATTTTTGACGTGTCCACTTGTGGCTTTTGCCCATCCAGCAATCTACGACTCATAGCGCATCAACTCCTTTGCACGCTTTCGATTTTATTCTTTTGGAATGCGTTTGATCAACGTAGACCTCTTGGCCCTGACTCTGAGCCTAACAGAGTCGCGGCAGGTTTGATGAACGAAGAGTTGAGAATCCCCGACCTTGAGGCAGTCGCCGTCTCTCAGCTGGACGATTAGGAATCCTCCGTAATCATCTTCCGGATCAGGTCCACTGTCTTTATCTGGGTTGGTCGAATCCTTACCATCGCGCATTCTTCTGCCCTATCCCTGGTTAGTATTTTTTCACTGTGCACGGCAAAGAAGTACTTGTCATCAAGGTCGAGGACCTTTGCCAGTCCATCCAGACATCCCTTGAGTCGGTTGTCAGCGTCGTTCGATTGGACTTTGCCTACGGTCCCGTTTTTCGGAAGCGTGATCAATTGTTCCACGTGGAACACAAAGAAGCATTCAACACTGAGGACAAAACCCTTCGCAAGCTGTGATTTTAATACCACACTCAATCGGTCGAATCGCATCGCGTGTTGCAGCTTATAGAGGTCGATCGTGTCCTTGTAGGCTCTCCACTCGGGCGTCAGGATCAATCCCCTGTGGTTGCGCGCCCTCATGAGCCTTGTATTGGCTGACGGCGGCATCGGAAATCGAGCCAGCCAGAAAGTGGTCATCGTAGCGACTTGAATTCTTCGAGTGGTCGCCTGTGCCAAGCGAGGACCCACAAAAGAAGTCGATGTCGAAAGGATACGTCGCTCTCACGAAAAACCCAGAGCCATCTTTTACGCTTAAGGCCGTACGTTTCACCCAATCGATCAAGATGCTTTCCTTTGGCTGTCTTGCCCAAACCGAAGTCCGTCATCGGTGTCTTCCTGGAACATCTGCCAGCCAACAACCAAAGTCGAATCCAGGAAGCAGGTAACCGATCCTCGTTGTCGGCTCTTCACATTGAGACTTCGTGATCGTGTTCCTTGAGCCCATACCAGCTACAGTGGCTGCTATATTGAGACAGAAAACTACAAACAGAATTCCCCATATCAATCCTTTGATTTCTTCGGTCATTTTTGGCACCTGCGGATCCTTTCAAGTTTAAAAATCAGACTTCGCAACTCCCGATTGATATTGTCTACGGACAAATCTAAACCAATTAAAATGTCGATCAACTCTCTCAGGCTATCCGTAGATTGAAGCTCTTCGTGGCGCTTTGCCAAGTAAGTGAAATCTTCGGGCCGCATGGATTTTACTCGACTTTTCGAATAAGCTTTTGCCGAACAGGCCATATTGCAATACAAGTTGCCACTCTTCGAATTCTTGATCCGGATTCGCAGTTCCGATTCCGTCGCCCTGATCTTTTCTCCGCACTCACCACAGCTTATGCCGTCTTCACTTCTTTGCATGTGCCACCCGGTTGCATTTTATAAATTCTGCCGCGCCATTCGACTTTGTCGCTCATCAATGTGTAAAACCAAATTGGAAGCGTCAACCATTCGCTCATCATGTAAGCCAGGGGATCCGTTTCAGATCCAAGTCTCTTGAGAGTTGCGATTTCGATCCAGCACCAGACTGTATTGAAAATCAATGCAAACCAAAAAGGGAACGCGATGGTCGCCATCGTCGAAACGATCGAAAAAGACATCAGTGGTTCAAAGTAAAAAACAAGCGGTTCGTGAGCTCGTCGCATCCGCCCCCACCTGGCGTATCGATCAAACAACTCTCTGAATGTTCGGCGGCCGATTGCTTGCTTTACCGGAATGCTCAGGACTTTTGTTTTGAGTCCCTCGCGCTTGTGCATTTGCCCAATCGTGTAATCCTCAGCCAAGTATCTGACGGCGTGATAGAGTCCGTCTTGCTTCTCCAAGTTTTTTTTGCTGAAGAAAATCGACTTACCCATGACGATCGGTACGTTGATCGAATTCAAAACCACAAGCCACTTGTTGTAAAATCTTTGAAGGAGCATGTTCTCTATTTGAGCAGCCATCGTGATCGAACGTGTTCCAACTACTGCCGCAGTCAAGACGCCATCGCCTTCCGTATGTTCATAGTCGACCAAATTCAAATAGTTGTCCGGCGCTTCTACGTTTGAATCACTGATCAGGACCATGTCATTTTTTACATTCTGGTAAGCGTGAAATATATTTTGGATCTTTGGATTGATTCCGAATGGCCATCCACCAGTTGAGATTTTGGCCGGCACATGTGGGTAAACATTCATCATATTTCGAATGAAAGTGATCATCCCGTCCGATTTATTTTCAAAACAAAAAATCAATTCGTCACCTGGGTAAAAATCCAGACTGAAAAAAGATTCTATGTTTTGAACGAAACCGTAGTCGAATCCCTTCATTGGCTTGAGAATCGATATCGGTCTCTTGCGTTTTGGTTTAGTCGGCTTCTTTGGATTGTTGATCGATTTTGTCAGCATCCATGCGTATGTGGTCATGGCAAGTGATGCTAAGACGAATATTTGCACCGCGAGTAACATTTCATCCCCCTAATGGCAGAGCCAACTGCCCTTCCTGTTCTAGTTGCAGCATTAGGACCGACGGTCTTTTCGAAAAGCAGATCGGTCCATAACCTGCCAGACGACTGTCACGCGATTTCAATTTACGGCCACAAGACTTGCAATGCGAAGTCTCACTGACTCGTTTGATTTTGAAAATATTGAAGAAGAATTTCAAAATGGCATATTCTCCATGTCTTCATCCATCGGAGGCGGCAATCGATCATTGGGCTTCGATGCTTTCAGAAACGGTCTTTTGTTCGGATTGTCCGAGCAATGCGGCTCGTGCTTCCCGGCGCGCATGAAAAATAGACCGCAGAATTGGCAATCTCTTCCGCCTTTGCTCTGCGGCCCATTCGTCTTTGGGATTACACCACCTAACGGCAACGCATCCGATTTCCGAGTGACAGGAATATCGATGTCAGCGGTCTCCTCTGGAGGAATTGATACCTGATATCTTTTCCCAGAAGTCCCGGTGACTTCAACATGCTCCTCTTTTTTATCCAACGCTCGAGCGAAACTTTTTATTTCGTCGTGAACCTGCTTGAGTGTTCCACTAAACTTTATCTCCACCACTTTCCCCCTCCCCAGAGGCAAAGCAAACGCAGTACATCCCGCTTGCCGCATCACCTTTACATTTTGGACAGTACATTATCTGAAGGCATTCCTCGCAGTTCACACGCTCACGCTTGAACGTAAGCCATCTTGCGATTCCTGCGCCACTACACAGAGACACCACCCAGCTTCCGGTGGCCGTATCCATTGGTACTGTGTAGTGGACTACTTCTTTCACACACTATGCTTTCGTCGCGCCTTCGAGCATCGAATTCAACATCTTGGCAGGATCCACCTTGATACTGCCATCGTGATTCAGATCTCGCGGCTCATTTGAATCAATTATAGTGTTGTAATCGTATTCGGCAATTGGAATTCCGAAGAACAGTTCGGCGGCTGCATCTTTCAATGCCCAACTTCTCGCGCGCATTTGAAGCATTCGTTTTAGGTATTTCTTGTAAACATCCTTGCCAAGGAGTCCAGCTGCTTTCGCGTCATCGATCGTAAAGGTACGTTCAACAACTCGACCAGTATCTTTTCTCGTAACGCGGGAAACGCATCCAAAAACATCGACATTCAGATTTTTGTTCTTGAAACAAATCTCGTTGTAGTCCTTGTCGAAAAAGATCTCTTCGTGATCCGAAATATACTTTTTCGAATACGCGAGAGCGAGTGGCAACTCTCCCCAGATCGCTGGACTTCCATTGATCAAACACATTTTATTTATTCCAAGGACCGCGCTCACCCCAAGATGTGTGGCCTGCTCCATAGCAACCAAAACTTGAGAAGCATTTTTGTAATGCTGTGGCAGAGCTCCGGATGCAAGCAATGCTTTCGCAATTCGGTAGCGACCCTCAAGAGTCTTGGCTTGCAAATAACCCTCATCACTGACGACAACTTCTGCTGAAGTGGTGGTGGCTAGTTGCTTTTCTTCTTTTTGTTGTGCTGACGTTTGCTCAACTTGGACATCGACTGTGTCCTCGATACGGTCTTCCATTTACGATTCCTTTCCTAGTTCTCGTTTGGGAACATTATTGTTAAACAGCGGCCACCCTCTTCTAGAGTGGCTCTGCACTTTAAATCTACAATCTCGATTGATCTGTTTGGTAGTTTTTTTATTCGTGTCGCAGCCTGATAAACAACTTCGGTCGCAAACCGTGGAGCGATTTCAACTGCGAATCGAAGACCAACCAACAGCTCCTCCATGTCGCCATCGGATTTTATTAAAGAATCCCGAACAAGTTTTGTTACACAGATCGATTGAAAGCCATCGCCCTTTTCGAGCGAATCTAGCTTGAACTCTTTTTGAATCGACTCCGAGAGCTCGATCAGCTCGCCCAACTTGATTCTTTCTGCTCGCGTCGGCATTTCTTTTTCAGTAAATATTCCTGGCATCTCAATTTTCCTCCATCTTTGTCGACGGCTTATCTGGAATGAAATCGACCTGTGTGACCTGGACTCCCGCTGTCTTTTCAAGATGCTCGCGGGCCTTCATGAGAACGAAGACTGCTTCGATCGGACTCAGCTTCAATTCATTCTGAAGGATCTGAAAAACCCGGTTGATCGCCACCTCAACCAACCTTGTCGGAATTTCAGTTTTTTGTTGTTGATCCATCGCATTCCCCCTTTTCGATTTTTTCGACGACACTAATTCCCAAGCCATCGCCGCATAGTTTAAGTCGATCTTTCGCCACTTGCAGAGCTTTCATCACACGATCGAAATCATCCTTGCCGACAGCCTGATGGATTTCATATCCAGGCATCCCGCGAGTATCAGCATCGTCGTAAGTTTTGAAAGCTTCTCCGCATCGAATGAACCACAGTTTTAGTGCCGTCAATGTCCTACCCCTCCGCCTTTGTGCGCCTCTATAGCTCGCGCCGCAATTACCCAAGGGCTATCCTCGCCGTCATCAAACGCCATCGCGAAATCTCCATCTTGGGCACTGCCGATGTTGCCACCTGAAATAAACTGATGCCATTTGCTTTTGTCAGCGTAAAACTCCAAAGCCGCCAGCAACTTCTGCTCGCGCTCTTTTGACATGATCAGACGTCTGTTAACTTGAAGTCCTTCTAGATATTCGATTCGTTCATTGGCTTGGGTGAGTTGTTTTTCGAGAGCGATTAGATGCTCTGAGCCCTCTTGGTTTATCTGTTCGATTTCCTCGCGAGCCAAAGCTAATTCACAATAGAGTTTGCCGAACGTGACGGCATCATTGCGTGTCCATGCTTTGTTTGCAATTTCGATGTTACTAAGGCGTTCAATCTCAGCCTTCGCGGCGGCGAGTTCTTCATAAAGCTTCGCGCCTTCGTATGTAAAATATTGTTCCCCGCACTTTGTACAAACCATACTGGTTTTATTCACTTCACAACTCCAAACGCAACAAACCAATGGTGAATACCGCCAAGCGATCCGATAACAAAAAATGTGAACATCAATACGCTTATAGTAAACGACAAAATATCTTCCCAGTTCATTTTTTGCGCTCCACTTCGTCTTGGACACGCATTTTCCAAAGGTCCTCTAGCTGCGCTTCCAACTCCGCAACTCTCTGCTTAAGGGCGTCTCGCTCTATGCGAAGCTCTTTAAAGGTTGCGTTGTTTCTTCCACTCAACACTGCGTCGCGAACTTGTTCTTCGGCATCAAACAATCTTGCGCTGAGGGCGTCGTGTTCTAAACAAACTTTCGCGTAACGATTCGTCCATTCGGCACGTCGCAACTCAAGAGCATCATATGCGGACTTTTCGATGACGTGATAAACCCAACCTTTAGCGGCTGGACGAGGATCGCTGAAAGTTACATTCGTGCATTCAATTTCCTTTGGATCCTCCTCTAGCCACCACTCCCGCAGAGTCGCATCGGGCTTAGGGGAATCAACGAAATACTCTTGAAAGCATTTCTCGCATTGCCGCCATGTTTTTCCGAGAGATAAATCGCGGCGATCATTTCCAGGCGCATTACACTCCGGGCAAGGCTTTTGCGGTTGGTCCATATTAAAAATCCCCTTTCGCACACTGAAGACAAGTCAAACCAATCGAGCGCCACATGTCGACAACCTGCTGACGATCATCCACACAAAACAAAACGTCGTAGCTCGGCTCAATGTGTGTTCGATAAATCTCTTCTTTAACAACTGAATCTTTTCGGTAGTCGAGGGCCTTCCTCATGAACAGAGGATATGGAGCGATCGCTAGACTCAGGCCCCAGTCGTGAAGCCATCCTTCCGTTACCTCTCGATACGTGTCGGGTCGACCAGAAACAAAAATAATATCGACGCAACTCATTCTCATGGCATCGATCAATTGCACACACCACTCGTGAGGCTTGTCCATCGGCAAAGCATTGTAAAAACTCTTCCAATTTTTTGGATTGGTCTGCATGAAGTGCTGTCGATGATCTGTGTTACAAAGAGTTCCGTCCAGATCGACGATGATTGCTTTTTGTTTCATTTTTTCTCCACATCTCTAATTATAGAAGTAGCCAACAATCTGAAGTCCTTGGCTGACCAGAGCTCGATTCGCCATAAACCGTTCTCATGAACGGGACGTTGAATATTCCATTTTGCACCGAACACAGGATCTGATTCACGATCCTCGGTCAAAATCACTGTTGGAACTGGAGGAATCTGGTCTAACAATTTCTGATCTACCAACACCTGTCTCTCACTCCAAGGGAATTTGAAACTCAGCATCGAGAACGGGTAAAACCAAACGGAAAAACAAATTGCACACCACCCACAAAATTGAATTGCACTCATTTGTTCTCCTTCGATTTTTTGATCAAGCCAGCTGTCATGTATTGATTTAAAGATCGAACCGTCATTGACGTAACCCAGCCAGGATGCTGAACTTTGTGACCCAAGTAAACGTATCGCCCTTTTCCAATTTCATTCATAAGTGAATTCCAAGACCTGACAATTCTGCCAGGCCTGTATTTGTTTTTTTTCATGAACCAGACTCCTCGTCTCGAACTTCGAGTTGTTCCCAAGCGTATTTTGGCAACGTCGCCGTCGAAAAATCGACAGAGTAACAAGGCCAATCGTTGGCTTCTTTACACTTGATCAATTCATCGATTGATTTGTTATACTCGTTGCGACCTGCCTCGAGCAGACCGAAATCAGCTGGGAATCCTTGAACCGGATACGGCGGCGAATCTTCGGCTGCAACCCAAAGGAACATATATTTTTTGCCGGTGATCTGCTCCATGCCATCGACATAGAGAGCAGCTGCAAGAAACAAATATCGATCCCAAAGCAATTGCTGAAATGGTCTGAGCTTGGTTTTTTTCTTCGGGACTTTTTTGACATCGATGATCACGCCATCGTAAGCAATCCCATTGATCATGAGCGGCTGAGGAAAGTCCTTCACGTAATCCATTCGCATCGATACGACCGTTTTTGTTCGCTCATGGATCCACCAGGCTGCGAGCTCGGCTTGTCCGTCGTTGACCATGAACCGAAGCTTCGAGTTGTCTTGGATTCGTTTCACGATTCGATTGCACGCCGTCAATTCTTTTGGCGTTAGGAGCTCCCGACCTTTGGCGTATTGAAGAAGCCACTCATCGTAAAACACAAACGGTTTACACGCCAACTCTGTCGTCTTTTCTTGAAGACGTTCTTTCATTTCGGATTTTGTGCCGCTCTGCTTGAGCCCCATTTCTTTGCAGGCAGATTTCATGTCGTCGCCTGTGACAAGAGTTCCTTGTGGTGCCTCAATTTTTTCGATGTACGTTTCTTGGAACTTTTTTGGTTCGAGAATCGCCATGTGCATGGCCGTCCCGAGTCTCATCGAATCGGTCTCTTCCGATTCTTTGAGAATGTATTTTGATTCGTAGTGCGCTGGCGACTCGTAAAATTCTGCCAGTGCTGACGGTGACCACTTAAACATTGATTGTTTAATGTGTTCTGGAACTGGGCCTAAGCCCCCTCTGATGTCTTCCACGCTGAACTCCTTTGCTGTGGTTTTTTGTTTTTAGATTCAATCGTTCTTAATTTTGTCCAAACATTTTTCGATCACTTCAAAATACGCCTGCGCTTCAGCTTGAGATCTTGTTGCATTTTCCTCTGTGTCCGCAATCCGACGTAACAGTTTTTCGTTTATTGTCCTGAGCTCTTGCAGCTGTGGATCTGGATCCAATGACTCTGCTTCAAACGAATATCCGCCGGCCATAACAGTCGATGCCTGCAATTCTTTTGCAGCTTTCAAAATATCTTCTGATTTAACAAACACTCTTTGTTTTGCCATATTTTTCAATACTCCGACGACGCAAAAAATTGCGGGAAGTCTTCGTCATTTTCAATTCGAAGTTCAAGCTCAGTTCGGAACGAATGTGGATTTTCGCCTTCGTCATGAAACTGATATTTATCCAGTTGAGCTTCTGAGAGCTCTTCTGGATCATCTATAAAATCACCTTCGAACTCACGAGTAACTATGCCGTTGCCGAGCATCTCTGCCAAACATTGCTTGGCACTTTCTAGATTTTCGGCTGCAACAAAATCGTTGTCGTTCATCTTAAATATTTTCATTTGTCGTTTCCTTTTTTGGCCGATTCTTTTTCAACCAATTAAGAGCGGCTTGGTAAAATCCAACTCGACAAGCGTTGTGTACCATGTTCTCGGCGATTCGATGGGCGTCGTCGTTGCCGTGCTTTCGAGCTAACTCACTAGCCCACTTTACTTGATTCATCTTTTTTCTCCTTTTTGTTTTTGAAGCTTCGCCTGAACCTTGGCGGAGTTTCGTTTCATTTTTTCTTCAAACGGCAAAGCCTGATACGAAGCATTTCTCGCTTCGGCTTCCTCTCGTTTTCGTAGCTTGTGTGAATTCATTTTTCCTCCAGTTTTTTTATTCGTTCTTCTAAAACATCAATTCGTTTGCAAAGTTCGGCTATCGTGAAACCCAACAGGATATTTTGTGATGGATGTTCTCCAGCAAGAGCTACGGAGTTCGACAAAATCTCATCGGTGTTTATCCATTTCCATTTTCCGAGGATAATTCTAAAAATTATCATTTGACCTCCATTGGTTTGATCGTTGACGCTACTAATTCTTTCAATGCTGGCGATGCAATCTTCGCCCGTTCAGACCCTTCGAGCATAGCCGGCTGATCTAATTTGCCTGCTCGATCAAGTGACATCAACGACTTTACTAACTCTCTGAATTGAGATTCAACAAAAGGTATTTGGTCGTCGCGCAAGGACTCGCAAAGCGCCGCCCATCCTCCTCGTCGCTGAATGGCAAGAAGACCAATCTCACCGACGTACGTACGCCACTCAGGCAACCACCGCTCGCCTGGCGGGTTGCCAAACTTTTTTACGGCTCCGACTATCCGTGCGGCCGTGTCTCTTGCCTGCGCGTCGTCTGAGATCGCTGGCTTAATGAGATCGATCAAGTCGGCGGGCAAGGGCGGCCGCCGATTCTTCGGGTTGCGACGGTAAAGCTTCATCGCGTGCACGAGCTCGCCGTAATTCAATCCAGCGTCAGCGATATCGTCAAGGTACATGTCGAACACAAACGGCTCTAGCTTCACCTGATAAAACGCCGATAGTTGCAGCCACAAAAGTTTCGCTTCCTTGCGGTTTTGATCGTTCATATTTCTCCGTTCTGGATCTTCTCGGCTTGAGAAGCGTACCAATCTTGTTTTTCAAAATCTCTGACGTCGTTCGATGTGATCTGTCGACCGCGGAGCCATTGAGTCCTCAATCCTTCAGCGTCGCGAAGTGCCAAGTTCAAAGCGTGCTGGGATTTTATGTAAAGTGAATCTGTATGTCTGACGTAAAACTCGATGATCGCTGGCGAATCAGTGCCGCCGACTCTGTCGATGAACTGCGACAAGATCCCATTTGATCGAAGGTTTCGAACTGGCTCGACTTGCCATCGCTTCTCGTATGCCGCGCGATATGATTCCCACGTGGCATTTGTTTTGCCCGGAACTTTTTTCTTCGCTGGCTTTTTCTCTGATTGGACAACAAGGGCGAAAGGCTCCACCGATGGAGCTTCAGCGACTTCGGTGATTTCTTGTTGCGTTGCGATGACGGACGATGCCAATTCTTCGGAAGAGAAAGATCCAGAGGAAGAGGAAGAGGAAGAGGAAGAGGGAGAAGAAGAGGAAGAAGGTTGAAAACCCTTGGATTCGCTTGGGTTAACCGTAGGGTCGCTTGCAGGTAACTCATTGATATCACGTCGCCGCACCTCGGCGGATACATGTCCTCCACGCCGACCACTCTCGACAGCCTTCGACAACCAATCGAACCGATCCTTCGAGCCCGACACGTATACAAACCCGTCGTCCCGTCGCGCCAAACCGAAGTCGATGATCGCGTCATTCAATCGTTGCTTTTTCCAAACTTCTTCAGGAATCGGATCTTTGTGTCGCCAATATTGTTGCGCGATGATCCATGCACGAATAAGACACCCGAGCGCCATTTCTTGGCTTCCGAGTTTGATTGTCAGATCTGTAAATCGTGCATCAGTGAATAAAGAGTCATCAATATTGAGACGTGCCAAAAATCCCCCCCGAGATATCAAAAAAAATCTTGATCCTGAGGAGAGGCCACCCTAGTATGAATTTGCGAGTTCCATGGCGGGGCGGCCGGTCTTTTCAAGATCGGCTTTTTTATTTGATGATTCTAAGCGTTTAAAATCAATCGTTATCTGTTGTCGCGTCACAACAACAAAAAACTAATCCTTTATATGCACGTCAAGATCAACACTTACGATGATCTGCGACATCGCCTGCAAAGCCATATCTGGAGCACATTCTGACGGATCAGAATCTGGATGCAACTTTTCCTTGATTTTGTCCAAGGCATAATTGAATGACTCAAAAATCTCTTCACTGACTTCAAAATGTAAAATCTTTTTCAATGGCGCTTGTTGGATCGATGGACCACCAGCAGAACTTTGTCCGTTTGAAGTTGGATCACTTCCAGCTGTTTCGAGAGGTGCAGACTGGGAAAGCGACGGACTGATCTCATTCCAATCGACTGACGCCTCCGCGGTGAATGCTTCGATCTCTGTCGGCGTGTACGGCAAAACTTCAATCATGTGATCAAGACCGACACTCTGCTCGATATCTTTTAAGAGCTTCGACATCATATCGGCATCGGCGCGCCCGCGCGTCTCATTCATAATGATAGTGAGTTGCTTGGCGACTGGATCTGAAACTTCACCAAGATTGTTTACCGAAATCTTTTCGAACCCAAGTGATCTGGCTGCTCTGAATCGATGCTCGCCGTCGATGATTTCAAGATCGCCATCCTTTTCGCGAACGAGAATCGGATCGATGAAGCCATGAGTCTTGATCGACATTTTTTCTTTTTCAAATATGAAATCGGTTTGTTTGTTTGGATTCCATGGATTCGGTTTCAACGAATCGATTGGAACTTCTTGAACGTTGATCTTTAATTCCATTGCATCACTTCCTTGCTAGGCATTTATATTTTCTGTCTAAATACATTTGATAGAGATTGAACGAACGCGCCGACAGATACATCGATATGATGTACGGCAAATATTTTTCGCTTCGATGCCCGTACTCGTCAGAAAGTTTTTGCCAGTGGTCCGGATACTGACTTTCGAATACCGCTTTGGTTTTGAGAAATTCGTTCGACGAAAGCTTCTTCGCAGTCAATCGACCGTCGATGTAGTGGATGTACCGACCATAGCGGCCGCCGGAGAGCCAGCTGGTCGAATCACAAGAATAGCTGATGTTGGTTTGCATCGTTTGCATGACGGTGTTTCCGAGAAGATGAATCCGCGGAAGCTTGGAAGTGTTTTTAAAAATCTTCAATTCAAGATCCTTTACGGCATCCTGATATCGGACCTTCCCCTTGCAAAGGATTCTGAGCTCTGGAACCGAAATAGCAATGTAGTCGTACTTCTCAGCCATCCGGTAAAGACCATCGATTTCTTCTTCGCGGTGCCAGACATAGAGGACCTTCATGCCGCTGTCTTCAAAATACTTTCGAAGTTCGAAAACGGCATCCATTCCGAGAAGCTTGTGTACGTCACTTTCAACAATCGTCACGTTTTTGCATTTGAAATTTCGCGCAGTCGATATGTACTTCTCTGTGTAGGTTTTCATGTAGGGCAAGTCATAGCTGCCGCCCTTGCCAGCTCCGAACATCAATGTGAAAAGTCCAGAGTCGCAAATGATCTCTTGCGGGAATCGTTCCCAGATTTCATCAACTCGAACTTTGTCTTTGGGTGCTGTATTGAGCCAATGGTAGTAACTGAAAAGATTGTACGGGTGATTCACAACTTCGGTCAGATAAAGGAATTGAAAGTCTTCGCATCCTGCGAGAAAAATCTTCATGGCAAACTCACGACCGCGCCATTTTCGCCGTCTTCAAAAACACTGACTTCAATGTCTCTGAATCCGTATTCCCCCGTGATGTAGTTGATCAAGTCTTCAGCCATTTCTTCACAGCTGGCTCGACCAAGATCAAAACCCCATACGGCTACATAGTTTTCAAGTTCTCGTTTTAAAAGAATGAATTCAATTTCGCGGTCTCCGTGCGATACGCGAACTTTCGCTTTGACATGAAACATGTGTCGGTGTGGCGTTCGAAGAAATCCAACCGACTCAGGTGCTTCAGGCCAACAATGAGAACCTTCGAATTGAAATTGAACGCACACGCTTTTTTTCATCGAATCAGATCCAAAAATTCAGTACGAACTTTCTTCTCTTTAAAGAGTCCGTGAATTGCAGAAGTGATCATCGACGAATTTTGTTTACCTACTCCGCGCGCGCACATGCACATGTGTTTTGCTTCGACGACGACCATCACACCCTTTGGCTTGAGAACGTCATTCAATACATCGGCGATCTGCTGAGTCATTTTCTCCTGGATCTGGAGACGTCGTGCAAAAACATCAACCACTCGTGCAAGTTTTGAAAGTCCAACTACGCGTTCGCCAGGAATGTAGCCGATGTGGGCTTTGCCGAAAAATGGGATCATATGATGTTCGCAAGTCGAGTAAAGCTCTATGTCCTTGCAAATGACCATTTGGTCGTACTTGCCTTTTTCAAAAGTGGTGCCGAGGATCTTGACCGGGTCTTGCCGATAGCCGGCGTAGATTTCTTTCCAGCTCTTTACCACCCGCCTGGGCGTATCGAGCACGCCCTCGCGCTTTGGATTATCGCCGATTGCTTGAATGATTCCTGCGACCATTTCTGTCGTCGTCAAACTCAATGTTTTTCCGGTTTGCTTGCATCGAAATTCGACTACGGAATCTGCATCCACTTGTGCGTTTGAAGGCTTATTCTCCATCTTGGATTCTCCTTAATAAATTCATAAATCCTTGCGAGGCTTTTTTGAAAGTTCCCAAACTCTGGCGACAGCGAGTACCTGCGTCCGTCAGTAACATCGTGTCGACTGAGAAGAGAAAAATCAAACCCTTCGTCGACGACGTACTTAAATTCAGAAGCCTTTGTGAAAGCATCAATGTTTACGTTATAGTTCGCATCCCGCTTTGGGGACACAGTGACAAAATCGATGCCGTCAGGAATCGCAAAGTTGCCATTCGTCTCAATCGCGATTTCAAACCCGAATTGTTTCAACAGTGCGATGACTCCTGGAGTGTGCTTATTCATAGTCGGCTCACCGCCCGTGATCACTGCAAACTTGGCTTTCTCTGAAGTCGCGAATGCTGCAAGCTCTTGGTCCGTGACTTTTTTGAAAGTATTGAAGCTTGTATCGCACCACGAACAACTGAGATTGCAAAATGGCATGCGAACAAAAAGGGCACGACGTCCAGCATGGAGTCCTTCTCCTTGAAAAGTCCAGAATAGATCATTGATGTTGAACGTCACGGCTTCACCTCAAGGAATGCATCGGCAAAACAGTTTGGCGTTTCCCATACTCGGATATGCGTGACGATGATTCCGTCTTTGAGAAAAAGAATCGGACAAATCGTATTCAATAAAAAGTGAGCCATGTTCTCGGCCGTCGGATTGAACTCAGAAATAAACGGTTCTTTTTTTCGAGGAATCGAAGTCAGGGCTTGAATGGTCAGCTGATCTTTTTTGAAAATGATCGAGTTGTGATCCCACTCGCGATCAAGCCAGCCGCCAAGTTTTTGTTTCAAAACCGAGAAGTCGATCACGCGGCCGATGGAATCAAGATCCGCCGAGGTCGCTGTGGTTTCGACCTTGTATCGATGGCCGTGCAGAGTGGCGCATTTCGACTCATGATTTACGACCCTATGGGCGGCGTCGAATTCCAAGATCCTGGTGCAGCTGATTTTCATTGAAAGCCCCCTGATTTTCTCAATTGAATTCAAACAGGACCAAAATGAGACGTCAATGGTTTGATTAGATGCGACAAGGCATCAGGACTAGACTAAGAACGAATATACGCATTCTCAGTATGAGATTTATAATATTTTCCTTTGAATTTTCCTTGTTATTTTCCATGGAACATGGCATTATGTATCTATAGGCAGTTAGGTGCTGAGTTACCGAAGCAGCCCTCCTTGAGATCCTTCCCCTCCCGCCGTGATGGCCTGAGGAATCGAAGGTGACGGAGGAACCCTGCAATCTCGAAGAGCAATCTTCAGATGGGTCTCAGAAACCGAACGAACATAGATCGAAACGAAACCAGACGGCAACGGCTGTCTGATTTTGTCTGCGCGTGATTCGCGCACTGATGAGATCAAAACCAAAGGAGAATTCCATGAGCCAAATTACCGAAGCAAAAAAAGATTTGAAAAAATATGAAGATCTGAAAAAGCGTCTTCAAGCTTTAAGAATTGACCTTGTCGAAGATCGATTGCCCTTTCCTATCGAGCCCGGCCGAACAGCCAAAATAAATTTGGACGGCATCGATGACGTTTTGAATCTTGTCTTACTGTGTGCTGAATCACTTGAAGCCCATATCGATGATCTTTCAAATGAGAAGGAGTAAGCATGAAACTGAAACAAGAAATAAAAGTCGGAGACAAAGTGGAGTTGAAAATAAAATTGATACTCCCTCTCGGATTCAATTTCAGGAGCGGTACCGTACTTAAGATTTTTGAGCAGACTGGCATGGCTCTGATACTCGCACCCAAAATGCCAAACCGCAGATTCTCGACAGCAATTAAGAATCTTCGAAAATTAAAATCAAACCGAGCCACCACACGGCTCACTAACAAGGAGTGAAAGATGAAAACCAAAGACAAACAAGAGCTTCTCTACGAAGCCGATCGTATCAAGCGAGACTTAAAATCCGGCAAGATCAGCGGCAAGAAGCACATCAAGGCGGCGAAATACAAGATGTACAATCTTCGATATCGCGCCAACAAAGTGAAAGCTGAAAAAGAAGTCGTCGTGAAGAAGTCTCAAAAAATCGAGAAGGTCAAAGCGAAAAAGGTAAATCCAGGACAAGGCTTTTTGCCAGGATTCTTGCCACAGATGAACATGGTTCGCGTCGAAGAATTGGTTGCCGACAAATTGTTTAAGGCGATCAAGTCGGGCGATATGACGGCTCTGTTCTCCAGCACGGCTCAAATTACTCCGGCAAAAAAAGCCGTATAAGGAGTGAAGGATGTTTAAAATCGAAAAATCAGTTCCGATACCTATGAAAACAAACCAAAGAACCAAGGCGCTAAAAAAATTGGTTGATAAAATGAAACCTGGGGATTCTTTTCTTGTTCCGAAAGATGATGCCATGGGTATTAGAAACAGCTTGAACACATTGCGTGTGAAGTTTTGTTCTCGTAAGGAAGGCGAAAAGCATTTTCGTTTTTGGACAAAAATTGATCCGATAAAATAATTTTGGCGAACGGCGCTTTTTATGGGCGCCGTGAGCCTTTTAAACTTTGAAGGAAAAGAAAAAATGAAATACCTTTTTATGTTTCTAATTTCGTTTCAGGCGCTCGCGGACGTTACGCCAGAGCAGCAGGAAGCCGGTGACGCCGTTTGTGATGCGGCCAACAATGCCTTCCATATCGAAGACTTGATCGAAAAGCAGGAGCAAGTCGAGAAGATATCTGGCGTTCGCCACATGCAAGACAGACGACAGCTCGCCGAGCAATTTCTTTCGTACGCGCAGGATCTTAAACGTGCGATGGACAACCCGGAAGCGGCATGGCTGCTCAAGCCGGCTTTCATATCCGACGCATGTACCCACTTGGACAAGTCTCTCGAAAAGGGATTTATCAAGCGAGTAGAAGGGCTCAAAAAATGAAAAAATCAATCGATCAATTGGATCTGACTGACAGCCAGAAGGATCTTATTCGAAAAGTTGTGGCACAAGCTGGCGAAACGATTCAGCTCGCTGAATTGATGCCGGTACTTTTTCTCCAAGCTCCCGATGGCAAAACGCATATCGTAGGGACCCAATTCAATGGCGACGATATTTCTGAAGTTGGAAAATCGAAAGATGCTTTTTCAATTTTTGCCAAGGTCAAGGCGCTCGAAATAGGAGCCGATTTTTGCGTTTTCATGTCTGAGTCCTGGACTCTGAGTGGTGCCGACGCCGATGAATTCCTGAAGAATCGTCACAAGTATCCTAATGGAGTAGTCGATCATCCAAACAAAATCGATGTGCTGACCGTGATGGTTGAAAAGATAAACCAGAGCTGGAGTGGAACGGCAAGGATCATTGACCGAAAACTTGGTCCAATCGTTTTCGGCGACGCAACCAGTTCGACTGGCCGATTCGGATCCTTTCTTTTGCCGAGTGGTCGACGATGATCAAACTCATTTTGATAGCAGCATTATTATTTTCTACAGCTGCCCATGCCGGCTGGTGGAGCGATTTTTGCTCACGTCACTTGATCGCAGACGATCCGTACCAGTTTGAGCACCTATCGGTTGATCAACTTGTATCGGCTCTGGACCGTTGCCAAAGCAACTGCCAGTCAATTGTTAAAGAGATCCACGATCGCTTGCGCCAAGGTCTTGGATACGAGGATCAAGAGGCTTTGGTGAAGGCACTGGTTAGGAGTCGCCGATGAGACCGTTTTTTTGTGCATCGATCATCGGTTTGGCAGTGGTCCTCCATTGCTTTTTGAAACCATGATCTTCGGCGAAGAGGACGACGAATATCAGAAACGCTATTCGACATGGAAGGAGGCGGAAGAAGGACATCAAATTGCAGTCAACTACGCTCGGAAAAAGCAGAAAATTAAATAAAAACAGGGGGGTAAAAAAATGTACGAAGTGAATCCTATTTGGGAATTTGTTGTGACTCATGAGTATTTTGGCTTGGGATTCGGACTTGTGACGACAATCTTTATGATCGCGGTCATTTGGATCGGGCAGCAAAGATCTGAAGTCCAAAAGGAGGAATAATTTATGACTATGTGGGTGATTTACGCATTCCCTGTCGACTACCCAGATCAATACGTGGCCCGGTTCTGGAAAGAGGGGCTTCCTACTCTAGATGTGATCACTTCGGCTGATCTCGAAGTGGTCCGTCAAAAGATGATCGATATGGGCCTTGGCAGGATTCCTCGCTTTGAGGAGGACGATTCATGCATTCTCGAAACATGGATGTAACCTACAATCTCGTTGCCAGCGGATGGCTCAACCGGCCGCAGCCAATTTTTATTCTCCTGTTCAGAGGGTCGTTGTCTGAATGCATCAAGCGCCAGAGGAGGGCTGAATTGAACGGATTCAAAAACTTTCGATTGGTCAAGGCGACCGAAAGGAAAAAATCCATTGATTCTCCCATAAAGAGTTACTAGGATTTTTCAAAGAGAGGTCCATAATGTCCAAAATAAATCTTCCTAAGCTTCCACAGAAGGCCAAAAAAAAGATTCTCCAGGGCGAGATCCGCGCCGAAATCCACTCAGCATTGATCGATGAATTGGATCGAAACGGAGTCAAGATCTGCGAAATGCTCGACTGGTCCGCGAGAGCATATCTGCTCACATCCAATCCAAAAGAAGCTGCCAAGCTTGGGATCTTCGCCGAAGACTCAGCGAAGTGATCGAGAAGCGAAAAAGGGTAGACGATGATCAAGTCTTGGACAATTTTCGCGGAAAACCTTGCTGTGTTTGTGGTCGACCGTCTGACCCCGCTCACGTCAAGTCCAGAGGCTCTGGAGGAGATGATGTTGAATGGAACGTCGTACGGCTCTGCCGAGAGCACCACACTGAGCAGCATAAAATCGGCTGGCGCAAGATCTGCGACAAGCACCCGGCACTTGCAATTGATTTATTCGTCAAAGGCTGGACCTTTGATGAGCACGGAAAGTTGAGGCGAAAATGAATACAAAGACAGTCCCAGTTCTCAATATTGAAATGACCGACAAAGACGGCAAGAAAATGATGATCGATTGGTTTCGAATCGGGCGCCAACGACGCCGAGAAATCTTACGCGGACTTCCCGCTGATCTTGCTCAGAAGATCCGGCGAGCCGCCAAGGAAATGACCGATGAAAAACTCAACTGATCACGACCGATTCTTCATGGTAATCGCCGCCATACTTTTGATTTTATTTTTGATCAACGTTTTCCATTGAAAGCTTTTGCAGCTGAGGGGCCCAGTAGAAATATGGGATCTTGTGAAAGCCCTTCTCATACATGTTGGCTATCGCCACATCGGGTTTACGACGCTTTACGATGATGTCATACGCTGCAATCACCATCCCCGTGCGATCCATGCCATGAAGGCAATGGACGTAAACGTTGCCCTTCCTGAGCTGTTTAACCAGCAATGCCACCGCCGTCCTCAACAGAGACGGATCTGGTGCAAAAAAATCACTCATTGGTAAATGAAACATTTCGATCTTGAGCTCTTCGGCCCACATATCCTCTTCGAAATTTCGCATGTGCAAAAATTCAAACCAGCCAGCCTCAAGGTTTAGGATCGAATCGACCTTAAGATCTCGACATGCTTCAAACGAAGTTGGACGGGCACCCCGCATTAAGAGGTGCCCATCGACTTGATCAACAATCGAAAACTGAGGGTCAACGATTGAAATCATCCGCTTACTGAAGAACCATTTTGATCGATACGGCTTGGCCGGGAACAATCACGATGTCTTCAGAGACCGCTTGAACAGGCGCGCCGTTCAAAGAGCCTGCGAATTGGATGTGACAAGTTCCAAGTTTGCCTGCCGGAGTGAGCACTGCGCTCAATCCATCAGCTGCCGGAACAAGGCTTCCAAAAGAAGCATCGTCCATTTGCCAGCTTGGAGCAGGCGAAGCGTCAAGTTGTGCACCAGGCGCCACGTTGCCAGCAGCATCGACGAGTTCAAGTGCAGCCGTCACCGGTTTGTTGTCTTGTAAATTCATGGGAATCCCCTTTTTGCCGTCGAGTAAAATGTTAACCGACACCGACGGCGGCTGTACCGGTGGCGGGTTGTTTCTTTTTTGGATCTTTCGAAGGATCCGAAAGATTTTTTCTAAAAGCAAATAAATCATCAGCAGGACGATCAATATGAAACAAAAATAAATTCCCACTATAAACATTATCTGCCCTCCAAGAATCTTGATTGTGAACTCAACACTCGCCGATTTCAATAGGACCTAGGCCTCGTTTAAATCAACTCCGTAGAATTGTTTCAAAGCCAGGAACATTGCAGCGACTCCAAGTTGCGCATCCCACTGATTCGCGTCCCAGATTCCATCAGCGCGATACTTCCCACGCTGTTGCATGTTAGTGCCGCCAAACATGTAAGGAGAACGGAGTCCTCGGTGCTCGTAACCTTCACCGTTGTAGGCTTCACATTTCATCAAACAAGTAACGATGTCCCAATGACTGCCGCTTGGCAAAATATCCCAACCACTGATATGGATTGCATCGATTGCTCCATCAGACCAAGACTTAAATGGTCCTCGGCCGCGCGGCACATCTTTTGTCGGTTTGTTTAAAGGATCCCCGTTGCCCAAGTAGCCCTTGTGATTGAATGATTCTTCTCGATCATCAATCGCACCGATCACCCACCACGGAACTTTTGTGGCGTTTGCGACTGGATCATACAAAGACTTGAATTGAACAATCTCTCCAGCTGC